GTAATAGCTGTACCAGTAATAGCTGCTGCACTTGTACCACCAATAACAGTACCGTCAATCGTACCACCATTAATATCTGCAGTATCTGCAACAAGACTATCTATGTTTGCTGTACCGTCAATAAATAAGTTTCTCCATTGTTGTGAAGAACTACCTAAGTCATAAGAGTCATCATCGTCAGGTATAATATTTGAATCTACATCAGCACCAAAGACAACATTGTCAGCTGCTGAGTCACCTAAAGTAAGTGTACCACCATTAAAAGTTGTAGTACCTGTAACAGTTAAATTACCACCTACTGCTACATTACCTGTAGTAGTTATTGAATCTATATAAGCATCTTTAAAATATAATGAACTTGTTCCTAAATCTAAGTCACTGTCAGCATTGGGTACTAATGCACCGTCTTGTAAAACTAATTGTTTGGCTGCCGCACTAGAAACTTCTACATAGAACTCCCAAGTATTACCACTGACTGTTATTTTATTTAAAAAGTCTATGTCACCTATCTTACCAATGTTACCACCACCACCAGCTGTTCCGTCATGTTGGTGTCCAGTACTAGATGAACTACTAGAAGAATATGCAAAAGCATTAACTAATTGATTAAATTCATTATTAAATAATGCTGCTGTTATAGTATCGCCATCTGCAAACGAACTTTGTCTAGTATATGTTTGTGCCATTGTTATAGTCTCCCTGAAGGTACATAGTCTATATATAGACCATTGATTGTGTATGGTGAATTTTGATTATCACTAAATATTTTAAAACTGTTTGTATGTCCACTACCTTGTAGTGTAACTCTTGTAATTGGTTCTGTTGGTGCTCCAAAAGTAAATCCTGAACCTAATAAAGCTGTACCAAATAATGAAGGTTTAGATATATCTATATCGTAAGCTTCTGGTTGTGGCACCTCTGCTGAACCATAATCATAAAGAATTTTTAATTGTGTAGCTACATCTCCTTCTGGAGTTGCTGATATTTTTACATATTGTAAAGTCTTTAATGTTCCTAAGTCTCCGTAATCTATATCTGGAGTTGAATAAGAAGCATTTATGTTTACTGTAGCTTGTGAAGTATTTATAAAACTATCACCTATATCGTGGTTAAATGTAAAACCTGCATAGTTACCATGATAAAATTGTTCAACTCCTGATGAATCAAATCCAGAAGTAGCTGCAGCACTTGCATCTATTCCACTTGTCTCAGACCATTGAAACTGTGTAAAACCTTGTGCATTAGTTCTAAGAGTTCCTATAATTCCTTGTGAAGAATCACCAGTTCCAGAGTTACCATAATATAAACGATACTGAGATTTATCTCTTATTACAATCGTACTTAAATTAAAAGTTCCTATACCATCTGCTATATTTTTTATAATAGGTTGTATAGCTCTACTTACTGTTCCTAACTCAACATCACCAATTCTTACTGTACCAGCTAATGTTCTTATTCCATCTGGTGCTAAAAAAACTAAGTCACCACCAATCTCTTGTATACTTTTTCCATCTAAACAACCAATGTTTTGTGTTATTGGCTGTATAGCTATTGTACTACTATTATTGATGTTTGTCAACTTATAAATACTATTTCTACAAAAAATAATTAAATCATCCCTAAAACTTCTGATACCTACTACTTGGTCATCTAGTACAATACTACCTGAACCAGTAGAAGTAAAATCATCTATATCATTTGTACCACTATAAAAAATAGTGTTTGGAGCTGTAGCTGCACCAGCAACTACTAAATGTTTATCGTGTATAGTACAGAACTTAGGAAAGACAGAACCACTTACTGTTATTTCTTTAGCAAAAAAAGTTCTATTACTTAATGCTCCTGTGCCTGTCATTTTAAAATAAAAAGGCTTGACACCAGAACCTTCATCAGTTATAATTACTTCACCATATTGAGTATTACCTTCGTGAGTTATAAAGTGAGTAAAGCTTTGTGAAGTTCTAGCAGAAGCACTGCGACCATCAAAGGTACTAAAGTTATCTCCACCACTAGCTACACTAGCTTTATTAATTTGTAACCAAGTTACTCCATCTAAACTAAAATAAATATTAGTTCCTGACGAAGCTATTACTCCATCAGCATAAACATGTAAACCTAAAATACTATTAGTACTATTAGGTCTAGCTGCATCACTACCACCAAAAGCAGTAAAGCCATTAATTCTTCTATAACCACCTGAAACATCAACTTCAAAGTTAGTTAGTTCTTTAGCAAATCCGGGTCGTTTAATAAGTTCAAAAGGACTAGAACTAGTGTCTAATCCACCGTCACATGCTATAGCGTATGGTTGAGATACTGGCATTAGAAATAAGTCCTATCGTCTGTCATGTCTTTAGGACCGGGATTCATTAGGTTTGATTTCATTTGTCTCATTGCTCTTTTAAAATCATCCATTGCAAAAGCTGCTTGTTGTGGGCTTTCTTTAAACTGCCAAGTATAGTATCTAGCTTTAGCTGTAATAAGATTACTATATTGGTCTGGTAATACTATTGTATCATCGTGAGCACTTAATTCGGTTGGTTTATCAAATGCATAAAAATGTACATTATAAACTTTATCTGGTATTGGGCTTAACCCAAATTTTCTATTGTCTGGAGACTTAATAACATAAGTAGGTTCTCCATAGCTTTGAGAATCTGCATCATCAACATTCTCTGCATCTCTGTGATATCTAGTCCAATCAGCTAAACTTAAAAATTTTAATCCTCTAGATACAAAAGGTGCTGTTTCACCACTAACATTAATTGTAGTAATATAAAAATCATCCCAGTCTATAGATGCAAAATCATCTATAATACTTGAGCTTCCTGCTTTTAGTGTATACCATCTTGTTCCTGCCACTGAAGCTACTGTAGTGTTTCCATAAAAAGGGTCAGTGCCTCCGCTTACTCCAGCAGAAAAGAAAGGTAATTGAGGTTCTTCATTAGCTATGTCATTAATAGATTTATTAATAACTTGTTTTACAAACTGCTGTATTCCTATAGCAGTTGAAAAATTTGATGATGTAAGTACTACCTCATTTAATTCTCTTAGTACTTCATTAGTTAATGTTAAATAGGTTTTAGCCATTATGCTTTTCCTTTAGCTTTTTTCTGTGCTGTTTTACTTAATTCTTTAAGATGAAATAATTTTACACTTGTTTTAGTATGTGATTTATTTGTGTGTAAAGAACCATCTGGCATTTTATGAGAGCTGCCTTTATGTTCAGTACCATCTCTTTTGTAGTGCTTAACTCCTTTCATTTTAATTAGGTTTAGCTACAGGCATTACACTAGCGTTACCACCAGCACTATACATACTTCTACCGCCTTTCATCATTTTCTTTTTATCTTTACCGTGTATCATTTTATTTTCCTTTTAATTAATAAGTGGAGGAGTCCTGAGACTCCCCCGAGTTTGACTATTCAGTCAATAACTTAGATTGTATTATCAACTCGCTTGAGTTGTTGTAATACCGTCTTGGACTTTACATTGTCCATTTAAATACCAGTTAGTACCATCAGACCATACATGAACAAAATCTCCATGTACTGCCTTACTAGCTACAAATGAGATTGTATCTGCATCTGTAACTGTAGCTACTGAACCAGCTGCATCTTCCGGAGAAGATACATTACCTACAATAATGTTAGCACTAGATGCTGTCACTACTGTATGAGTTCCCGTAGGTTCTGTTGCTCCAACATAAAACCAATACTCTAATCCTGCTGCTGGAGTAGGAAGAGTTTGTATTTTAGCTGCTGCTACATTAAGAACATAACGAGTGCCTGATTCGGCTGCGGTAATAGTATTAGCTGCGGTTATTGCTTCTGTGTCAGAGGGCTTCTGAACTTTAGTCGCCAACTCACGAACATCGGATGTTCTAGCTGAATTACGACCAGTATCTCTTATATTTACTTCTGACATATTATTTACCTTTAAATTTATGTGTTAAAAAAAGTAGAGGTCCGAAGACCTCCCCATAGTTAGTATTAGTCAATACCATAGAATGCAGAAACTAAAGCATCGTCTCTTAAGACATTTGCTCCGTATACATGCAATCCACGAACTATGTCACCAAACGAAGTTGGGTCTCTTAACACTTCTGTTGAAAGAATAGTTTGTGCAGTAGCCGTAGATGACATATGTCCAGCCAAAACTTTACCAGCAGCATTAGATGGTGCGGCAATGTTGTTTGATTTGTACATATCAAATCCACGAAGTTTTCCACTAGAAACTAAACCGTTTCTAATAGAACCCTGTCCTGCATTGTAGTCTACAGACAATAACTTAGAACCTGATGAACCTAGAACTTCATAGAAGTCAGGACCAGCAACGAACCATCTACCTTCTTCAGGTACATTAGCTTCGTCTAATAGTCTAGCCATTCTAGACATAATATCTAGAGGGTCATGTTCACTAGAACCAAAACCTATATCTAAGTTTCCTGTTCCGTCAAAAGTTCCAGCCGCTAAATCAGTAGCGTTATCAGAACCTAAAATGTGATTAGGTGATGATGCAGAAACTCCAGCGAACATTTCAACTAATACAGCAGCATCATATGCATCTTTAAGAGCATAAGCAGCTGATGAAGTAGCAACTTCTTTAAAGTTGACATGAGACATATTAGTTTCAATATCATCAACGATGAATTTGAAAGCATTAGCTTTGTCAACTACCAAAGAAAGTTCTTGGTCAGTTAGCATTGTTTGTGTTGTGTCAGTATTTCTAGTATACGCTGATACTGAAATTACTGGCTCCTTAATAATCTTTACAGAGTCTCCATATGCTGAGATTTCTCCAGCATAGTCAGTGTTTGTAATAGCTTCTACTACCGATGCTTTTCTGAAAAAGTTTAAAACCTTTTTAGAATAAATCGAAGGTAGGAAAAAACTATTAGTCTGTCCACTGACAGAGTTTGCAAAGTTACTGTTAGTATCCGTTGATGCTTCAAAAAATTGAGCCATGGGATATTCTCCTTTGTTTTATAGTTTATTTACTGATTCTGCCTTGTTGCATTGCATCACTGATTTCACTTTCGTATTT